CCTTAAGTGGAGCAGCAAGGCATTGGGCTTTTGGGGTCAGGGGATGGCAGAGCAGTTGACGGGTCTTCAGATCGAAATCAACAAACTACTCAAAACGATACAGATAGCCATGCACCTAGTGAGTGTACCGAAGGTATTCATAGAGCGCGGCTCTAAGGTGAGCAAGTCACACCTGAACAATGAGATTGGTGGTATTATTGAGTACGCAGGTACGGCACCCATCTACAAAACCGCACAGGCAATTAGTCCTGAGATGTTTTCGCATTTAGATAGACTGTACCAAAGGGCTTATGAGATAGTTGGTGTGAGCCAATTGGCGGCATCGAGCCGCAAGCCCGCCGGACTAGAATCGGGAAGGGCTTTGCGCGAGTTTTCTGACATCGAATCGGAGAGATTCCTGTCATTTGCGAGGGCATACGAGTCTATGTTTTTAGACGCAGCGAAAATAATGATTGATATAGCGCGAGATGTCAGCTCTCGTGGTGGGGACTTCTCCGTAACGAGTTTCGACAAGAGCAACTTGGAGAAGGTCAGTTGGAAAAGCGTTGACCTTGCGGAAGACCAATACATCATGCAGGTGTTCCCCACCTCACTGCTCCCTGTCACCCCCGCTGCCCGCCTTCAGACGGTGGAGGAGATGATGAGGACCGGGCTACTGTCCCGCGAGGATGGCTTGGCCCTGTTGGACTTCCCCGACCTGAACAGTGTTCAGAGTCTAGAGACTGCCGCATACGATGAGATAGAAATGATTATAGAGAGCATTGTCGAGAACGGTGTTTACTTCTCTCCTGAACCATTTACTAATCTACCATTTGCACTTAAGAAGATGAATCAGGCGTATACTCGCTCCAAGCTTGATGGTGTCCCCGAGGACAGATTAAGTTTGATGCGAAGGTACGTATCAGAATGTCAGAACTTGTTATCTAAAGCAATGCAGGCCGAGCAGCAACAGCAAATGGCCATGATGCAAGCTCAAACAGCAGCACAACAACAGGCGCAACAGCAAAGTGCGCCACAGTTAGAGGGGGTATCGTCACAGCAGGCGGCACCATCTCTTGCAGCAATTTAACGGAGAAATTATGAGCGAAGAATCAGCACAAGAAAATGCACCACAAGACCCACAGGAGCCATCAGGCGGCGAACCCGTGAGTGGACCCGGAACAGCACAGGAACCCGTAGGAGAGGAGCAAAATAGTGATGAGCCTAGCGTTTATGATCTTAGTTCTCAAGCTGCGTCTTTGGCTGAGAGGGAGGCTTCATTAAACCAAATGTCTACCGAATTAGAGACTAAGTTGCAGAGGGTATCTGCAATGGAAGAAGCTATGGCGAATGCGAAGCAGGACCCTATGGCTTTATTGAACTCTATGGGGGTGGAATATGGTGAAGTAACAGATAAATATTTAGACACCTTGGGTGACAGGACAAAAACAGAGTCCGAAGTCATCCTAGATAAGATTAATATGTTGGAGAGTCAGGTGTCTACCCAACAACAAGTGTCTCAGGAACGCGCTGATGCGTTGCACCGAGAGTCACAAAAACAACAGTACAACGGAGCAATGCAGCAAGTTAATGCGTTTCTAGGTGAGAACACTGAAAAGTATGAACTCGTTAGTAAAATGCAATCCGCTGACTTAGTTTTAAATGTCATTGGAGAGCATTACAGCAATACAAAAGAAATTTTAGACATGGATAAAGCATGTCAAGCAGTTGAAGAGTATTATGAGGAAGAGGCAAAAAGATATTTGGCCTCGGATAAGTTACTTGATAAATTAGGTTTAGCCAAAACAGAAACTTTAGAAGGCACACGAGACAATAGACCACGAACATTAACAAACAATATTGGAACAAAAGCACCACGCTATAAGGATGATAGACCCGTGTCTCGACAAGAGTCGCTAGACAGGGCTGCCTCTATGTTGCGTTGGGATTAAAAGGAGAACGCTATGAGCGTATATGCTAATGATGTGACCCCATTTGATGGAGGCGCAGGGTTAAATCTTGATTCATTCGAGATGGCCCTCAAAGAACACTATAAAGGTGGAGTGATCGAGGACTTGGTTTACAAGAATCGACCGCTCTTGGCAATGATGCCGAAATACACCAAGTTCGGTGGACGGGTAATGCCTGTTCCCGTAATGAATGCTAACCCACAGAACCGAAGTGCAACCTTTGGTGATGCTCAGAAGACAAGTAATTATATTGCTTCTTCTATTAAGAGTTTCTTGCTTCAACGTCAGCGTGATTATTCTATCGCCAAGATTGACGGTGAGACATTGGAAGCTTCTAAGGGTGACGCAAATGCTTTTATGCAAGCAGCAACTGCTGAGATTGATGGTGCCATGAGTGCTATTGGTCGTTCATTGGCAGGTGCTTGTTATCGTAACGGCTCAGGTGTTATTGGTACAGCAGGTACTGTCGTGGCTTCTAGTATCCCATTGACAGACCCCGCTGCCGTAACTCAGTTTGAAGTAGGTATGCTTCTTAATGATGAGGCTTCAGGTCTTGAGAGTGCCACAATTACTGCTGTTAACCGAAGTACAGGTGAGTTAACAGTTGTTCAGGGTTCAACACCCATCACTACAGGTGCAGACCTTTTAGTGCAGGGTGATAAGAATAAGAAGGTAGCCGGACTTGCCGCATGGGTAGATCCCGGTGCGACTGCATTGGCTGCTGACTTCTTCGGTATTATCCGAAGCGTAGACCCTAGCCGTTTAGGGGGTCTTTCCCATGACGGTTCAGCGCAACCTATTGAAGAGGCTCTTATTGATGCCGCTTCGTTGGTTGGGCGAGAGGGCGGTCGGCCTGACTGTTGCTTCCTCCCATTTGAGAAGTTCTCTGAACTTGTCAAGGCTCTCGGGAGCAAGGTAACATATGTAGATGCCAAATCACCTGCCAATATCGGCTTCAGGGCCTTAGAGCTTCATGCTCCTTATGGAACAATGAAGGTCATCCCTGACGCTGATTGCCAAGCCGATACAGCTTGGTTATTGCAGATGGATACTTGGAGCTTGAATAGCTTGGGCGAAGCCCCTCGCATCTTGACCCATGACGGTAATAGAGCTTTGCGGCTTGCTAGCGCGGATGCAATTGAAGTGCGAATTGGTTACTATGCCAATATCGCCTGCAAAGCACCGGGTTGGAACTGCAAGGTGGCATTATAATAACAAATTCGGGGTGGGCTTCGGCTCACCCCTTTTCCGTGTAAGGAATTTAAAATGGCAAACAGAACATTTAGTAGAGTTCAGGCTCTCAATCATGGCGTTAAAGTAATCAGCGGCAGAATAGGTCTTCCTCTTTTGAACGATGACCCCAATGATGCAAATAATAATGCAGATACGGGCGATGACCAATTAGTGAGAAACGCAGCACCTATCGCGGGGTTGGGATTCTTCGCTACTAGCGTAGGCGGCACAACTGCCCCTGCCCCTGTGGCTGAGGACGAAGGCAATTGCAAGATCTATTTAGGAATGAAAGAGCTTGCGGCAGATCCTGCAACTGAAGATGTCACTTTGGACAAAATTAAATCTGATAAATATGTGGATCTTATCTCTTCTAACGGGTCAGTCCTGTTGGATGATGGTCGTTCGGGAGTAATTAGTTTTATTTCTGAGGATACCGCAGGAGAAGGAACAGTTAACCTTCGGGCATCTCAGACCTCAGATGGTGCGGCTATCTCTCTTCAGGGTGAGGCGAGTGGCGAAATTCAGTTCACATTGGTTCTGCGAAACAGTTCAGCAGACTCAAGATAGAGGAAAACATGGAAGCAATAGATAAGAAGAATCTAGCAATTGCTATCCTTGAAAAAGTAGGGAACAGCGCGGGTCCAAAAAAGCCTAACAAGGCTGCTACGGACCCCGCTGCCCGTGCTATGATCGAGGCACTCAAGGAGGGGGATGCAGGCAAGTTGTCTTCATCCCTGTCGGACTTTATACGAATACATTCTAATTCCTCTTAAGGAGCGTCATGTCCAACACACAAACATTGGCAACCATGAGAACAAGGGTTCGTCGCAGGGCAGACATGGAGAACAGCAACTTCATATCTGATGCTGAGTTGGACCAATACATTAACGACTCCTTGTCTGAACTCTATGATTTGTTTGTCGTGGAGTACGAGGAATATGTTATTCAGAAGCTCGACACCACTATAACGGGTGAGGTGGAGTATGACATCGTCACCGACTTCGGCATAGACAATTTTATGAAGATTGCAGGCATAGACCTTAAGACGAGTGGCCGGACAATCAACATGCAAAGGTTTATGTTTCCTGAGAGAAACACTATGCAGGATATGCCCGTTGTGAGTGCTTCATTCGAGTACAACATACAGTATGCAGTGTTGGGCAACACCATCAAGTTTACTAATGACCAAGCCAACAGCAACAACGACATAACAATTTGGTTTGTTCCATCGTTTGTTCCTATGTTGGAGACAGACTTTGTAGGTGATGTAGCCCCCTTCCTCGCCCCCGGTTGGGAAGAGTTTGCTGTCCTTGATTCTGCAATAAAATGCTTGCTAAAAGAAGAGAGCGACACGAAGGCCCTTGAGCGAGAGAAGTCTCAGCTAACCAAGCGCATAAGAAGCATTGCCATGAACAGGGACACGGGAACGCCATACCGGGTTGTTGATGTGAACCGAAGCTCCAACGCAGAGTGGTCGTATGACATATAATCAATATATAAGAACCAAGAGTGATGATTCTACCCCGGACGGGGCAAGCAAGAGGATAAATTATATACAAGATCAATTAGAACTGCTTGTTCAGTCATCAAGTAGGGAGGTTGATAGACTGAAAAACTCAATATCTAGTCTTAAGAAAAGAGTGAATATTTTAGAGAAGAAACACTCGTAAGAAAGGCACTGTAAATGTCTGTAACCATATATCTCCCAACAGTTGGCGAAACAGAGGGTACGTTAGCTGCGGAAATGATAAACCAAGCCCTGACGGACCTTGCTGATTATATAGATACGCATGGTCATATAGCCACGGGCGGCTTGATCGGTTCGGGTGCGTTAAATATTACATCTGATGTCGATTTTCAGAACAACGCATCTTTGTTGCAAAAGTATTGTGGCTTTACCAACAGCCTTTTGGCCCCATCGGTTGGGTTTGCGTTGTATGTCAAGGATGACGGGACGCCCCCTCCACTAACAACGGGTGACTTGTGGTACAACAATGGCTTAATAGACATTCAAATAACTGATGGTGCGAGTGTACTAACCACTACTGACGGATTCGTAGACGATTACACTAACAATATGCCCGGGGAAGGCAAGGCCGGGTTCAGCATAGGCAGCAACAGGTACACCTTCTCTGACGGCAGTGGAGCGACTGCTCCGTTATCGGGTGTGTCCCATGTGACATTCAAGACAATGCTTTCCGCAATTGATTATGGGGAGTACTCTCTCATCGTTGGTCTTGGTGATGATGGTTCCGGGTCGGATGCTAGTGGTATGTTGATATTACAAAGCTCAGCGGTGAATCAAAACCTAGCACAGTGTTCCTTGGTGGCATATGGGGTTGGTATGCAACCTCCGGGGTACGCTAGTGACCTATCTCCTGTCACGGCGCTTATGTCAAATAGCCGATTATATCTCAGCGCCCAAATAGCCGGAACCGACCCAACTGCTCAAATACAAATCAACAAGGACAGTACCGTATTCGCAGGGGACATACTACCTGCCGTTGATGCAGGCACCTCACCACCGGGGTATAAACTAGGACATAATAAGTATGGTTTTCCTGCAATTGCTGACCCTTATTGGTGGTCAGATATTTTTGCTTTGGTGCATTGGACGGGATCTATTGCAGACAGCGTACCCCCTGATGGAACACCAACGGTACATGTAGAAAACAATGCCGTCACTGCTCGTGGTACATTCATAGTTGTTAACACGGGAGCGGGTCCACCTGCTACAGGAACCATAGATTGTCTAGACCCACATTGGAATATTGCAGAGTGGTCGGGGGTTGGATTGCTCTACAATGATATAGGTGACTACTCTATAAAAGTAGATTCCTACCTATCGACATCTTCTACTGTTGTTATATCATCGAATGATATTTCGGGAGCATATAGGATATGTCAGGCATCTTATGATGCGGTAAACAATTGGATTTCTGTTAGAGTGTGTGATGAAACAGGCACCCCGGCAGACACGGACTTTTCATTGGTTGTGGTCGGTAAATAAGAATGCCACTTAAAACACAAAAGGTTACAATAGATTTTGGGTTGGGACTCGACGAGTACACCGATCCAAAACTTGTGAAGGAGGGTAAGCTTCTGAGGGCAGAGAATGTTGTCTTTGACTCTGCAAAGAAAATACAAAAGAGAAACGGCTTCAGGGAAGTTCCTATGGCTGAGATTGGGACGGGCCATCTGATAGATGAGCCAAAAGAAATATTCTCACACAAGGGGAACCCTGTTGTCCTTTCAAAGAACAAACTATACACATCAACTAGATCAAAGCTTATAAGTGATGCAATAGAATGGAGAGACTCTAAGCAGTTCAATTTTCCAACAGAAGTAACAACAACACCAATCTCTTCGTGGGACACCTTTGGGGACCGACCCTTCGATGCAGATGAAACCGCGATAGGGAGAGAAAATCTTTCCATACATTCAAGTATAATCGACACAAACGATACCCAAATAGAGTGTACAGCTTATTGTGGTGCCGACCAAGGTGCATTAGGTGTTATGGTCAGAGACATAAATACTGATGAAGTGTTGGCCCATAAGAAAGATGCACTCAGTGGCATATACGGTGTTTCCGGGGAAAAGACAACTTGGGTAAACCCTAGAATTATACCTTGGAGGTCTAATGGGGCAGACCCTGATAAGTTTATTATAATAGTAAGCGCAAAGCTAAGTCCGGGTGACACATCGCCTACCGTGGGGACACAAGCCTACAGGGTGGTGGTCGTGACGCTAGACAGTATGACGGGTCCTAGCATAGACGATGGGCAAGGGGACTTGTGGAGTTGGCTAGGAATAAGTGACCCCGTTTTCCAAGACTTCCCGTGGCTTGTGTTTCCAAACGATGACGAGCGTGTTCGCAAGTATTCGCACTCAACAGATCTGATCTATGACAAGGAGCAGTCTGTCGCTTGGTTTGTTTTGGGTGGATCGGGAATGAGGGAGTTCTACGTAGACGAGTATACAAACCCTGCGCCAATGTACATTGATACACTTTGGGAACAAAGGGTTTATGTTATTAAAATATCACAGGGTGGAACAAGTTCGGGATTCACGGGCGAGGTCCACTCTAGGACAGCACCTATAGACTCCGACACACACGACCAAGTACCAAATGTGGACCCCGACCCCGCATTCGATGATAACATTTGGGAATTATCTTTTGGAAATCCAAACAAGACACCAACTCCGGCCATCCCCGGCTTTGTTGAGGACATACCGCAGGAACCTAGATGGGGAAAGAGTGGGAGATCTACATACGAGGATGCTGACGGTAATCTTATAAAAAGGGTTCAGGGGTACAATTTTGATGAAATATTCAAGGTCAGTGCTAGTGAGGCAACGAACGCGACACTCAACGACTCTATCAATATCGTGTGCAGTTCCGTATGCCGCGATTCATCGAACACCACGCCCCCGCTGCCACTCCATACCACGAGACAGAGAACCTTTCTTGTTAGCGTAAACAAAAATGTACCTGACACGGCCATGCCTAGAACGGACTTAACGGGTGGACTAGACCAAGATATAACAGACACAACCGCAGTTCCCTCGACCCCAACTGACTTTATATGTACGAATGCTCAGTTCATTGAACCCTACATAGGGACACCGGGGGCATTGCCAAATATGAATGGGTATGTTGTTCTTTATTTCGAGGAGCAAATAAACAACAGCTTTATCAGGCTGAACATTCTAACAGGGTTAAGGCGCGGAGGGGGCAGGAGATTTTTTACTCTAGTTGTTTCTGTTTCGGGTTGGGACAGAGTGCTTCAAACTACTGTGTCAAAAAAGTATTCCGATTTGCTATCCTTCACAAAGCCTGCCGCGAGAGGGGCCTTGGTGGAATATGGACCATCGAACCCCGACCATCCCGAAAGCGACAGGTCGTATCTTGTGCTGCCCGTTGTTAGAAAGAATGTCCCCCTCATGGGAAGGGACACATACTCGGGTGACCTGTATGTCTTAACATATGATTCATTGCCCAATAAGGAATTTCCAACCTCGGCTACCGCATCATTGAGTGAGCCACACACTATAGCAAAAGCTATGGATGGTATATCGTTGGGTTCTGTGTCTGAGCCAATAGCCATTAGTGGTTCTTATCACAACGAAAATGTTTTTAGTTTTGATTTCCCAACGTACTCTAGTCCACTAGAAATAGGACTTAGAAACATAAGTATAAATTTGAACCCTAATATAAATGCACTAGAATATGGAAGCAACTTATATACGACAGGTGGTTTTTTGAAGTGTTGGAATGGCTCTTCTTACTATGAAAATAATTTTCACTTTAGGCCAATGATAATAGACATGGACAATGATGGGTTTACTAGTCCCGTGACACCAAGAGATTTTTTAAAGACGGAATGGCTTGAGCAGCTTATGGCAGATTTTGCTGCGGGGCCACATGCCGTGGGTGATGGCCCTGATGTAAGTCGGGAGGCGAAGGAAGAGCAGTATGGGAGTTCTTATTTTATAGATCCGCATAATGAAACAAATCCCGCATACCAATTTAGATTCGTATACGAATGGGTGGACGGTAACGGAGAAATACATCAGTCTGCCCCCTCTGAAGTAGTAGTTGTCCAATCAAAAACTCTATATCCTACCCCCGAGGACCCTGCCCCCGACCCACCATATTTTGAAATAGGTGTTCTGCCTACATACGATCCTGAAATCGATGATGTAGAGAGGGGAAAGATACGGTTCAGGCTGTCCATGTTGCCGCCTGCCTTCACCGATAAGAATGACATAGAAAGCATAACTATAAAGGCATATAGGTCGCTAGACTTGGTTGGTGAGGAGGCATCGGGGGCAGATGGTGAGCTTTACGAGGACGTTAGTGCAGCAATGCAGGGCAGTTATCATTTCAAGGATATGAACAGTGGCATGACCACATCTGACCTAACTGTAGAGATTGTTTTTGATGAAAAAGACAACGCAATAGCCGATTCAAAAACGATATACACAAGCTTTGGAGACTTGAAATACATAGGATCTCCCCCATGCAGTAGACTGACCGAGCATGATGGCAGATTGTTTGCCTTGGCATCTGAGGACCCATATAAGATAAACTACTCGAATAGCAGGCGTGTCCTTTCCGCAACAAATTTCAATGAATCTGCCAATATAAAAGTAAAACAGGAGGGCGGCCCTCTTGTCGGTTTGGCTAGTCTTTCAGGAAAGCTTATATTATTTAAGGAAAATTCCATATTTGTTGTGTTTGGCACACCAATTAACTCCTCGGGAACGAGTGGTGGATATTCCAATCCGCAAGAATTTTCAGATACTGTTGGGTGTTCAAATCCCATGTCCATATCAGAGACAACGGAGGGTGTATTCTTCCAATCAGATAAAGACTTATATCTTATAGACAAGGGATACAATTTGGTGAAGCTAGGAGTAGAGGTTCCCCTAGATGAAGGGCAACAAATAACATCAGTAATAAGAAGGCCCGATGTGAACGAAATAAGATTTTGCCACGATAGCGGTATGTTGGTTTACAATACTTGGTTTAAGCAATGGACTCGCTCTTCCTTGGGGTCAACAGGCAACAGTGTGACCATAGGCAACAGGCAATATATAATAGAGAAGGTAAGCAAGAGAATCCTGAAGGAAGACCCTGACTATTATGGCGATGGTGAAGATGCTGTGTCTACAGATATAGAGACTGCATGGATAAAACTAGCGTCTTCTCAGGGAGTACAACGGGTAAAGAATATTTTATTTTTAGGTGAACTTGATTCTCAATCTAGTTTTGACCTAGAGATATATTATAACTACAACAATCTTGTGGCAGAGACTGTAAGCGTGGATGCGTCTGACATAGCTAGTTTGGATAATTGGGGGTCTGAATCTGAATGGGGTACGGATGCTGTATGGGGTGGCGATGACACTGACCATGTTTTCCAATTTAGACATAAGCCAAAAATACAAAAGTGCGAGTCGATAAAATTTAGAATAAAAGAGAAAATGTCAAAGAATCCAACAAAGGGATATGCGCTAAACACGTTGCTTTTAGAAGTTGGACCAAAGAAGGGCGCGATGAAGCTGCCTTCATCGAAGACCGTATAGGAGAAAAATATGCCTAATATGTATTATTCAGGAGGGGGTCAGAACGAATACGGAGAGTACGGTTCGGATTGGGACGAGGACATGTACGACCCGGGATTTCTCGAAAAATGGGGCAGCGAGATGGGGGGCGCAGGAGGGGGTGCCGTTTCGGGTGGTTTGACGGGTGCTAGTGTTGGCTTTATGGCATCAGGAGGAAACCCTATAGGCGGGGCTATTGGCGGTGCCGTTGGATTTGTTGGCGGTGGCATAATGGGTTGGTTGTCAGGGAGGGACAACGCGCAACAGCAGGCTATGGCTAAACAAAAATATATACAAGATGCCATGCTCACGGATGCCAAGTTAATCGCTAGTGGAAGAAAGACAACAGCTGCGGTCCGTGCGGCAACAATGAAATTCGCCAATATGAGACAACAATTGAGAGCTAGTGTTTTCAGTAACCCCAACCTGACACAAAAGCAGAAGTGGGCGAAATTTAATGAGCTAGACGCAAGTGTCCAATCGAAGGGAATACAGGCAATAGCAAAACTACAAGGCATGGCAGAGGAATCAGGAAGAGCGCAGGTGGCTGCGATAAACAATATGCAATTTGCTCAGGCCCATCGTGAGATGCAGGCTTCTAGACGAAGGGCTGACAAATTCCTGAACGCATCTATGAGTGTTGCCGAGACAGCACTCACCCTTGCCGTCAAAACCAAGGAAAAATCAGGCGGTGATGATTGGGGGGAAGAGGAAGAAGAGGGTGGTGATGAGGGTGAAGATAAGGAAGTGTCTCTTGATGGCGGGAGTGTTGGTGGCTCATCATCTAGCCTAACCTTAAGGGACGAAGAAGCCCCATTGGGCGGTGAGGAACAGCCTATATCGTTCGGACAGGATTTTCAGGCGCAGGGACTTAGGGGGCCACAGCTAGGACCACAGGACCCACGTTTGATGGACGATAATATGGTGTTAAAGTTCTTTGGTGATTTTTTTGGTGAGGAAGAATCCATTAAGGAAAAACTCAAGAGGAGATATTGGGATGATCCAAATTGGGATTCAGCTTTAGGCAAATTATCAACAAATGAGGAAATATCATCTGCGGGTGATGCTGTTTCCGAGTGGGTAGAGAGTACCGAGGATTAATAATGACTGAAAGTAAACAAAGCGATACGGGTACCAACATTGCAACTGACGATCAGCTTGACACTATGTTTGGTACTACCAATCCCGAAGAGGTTGTGGCCGAGGCAGTTTCCACGGAGGAAGACCCAATAACTCTCGAACGGAAGAAGCAAAGTGTATATTCCAAAGAAAGGCAGGCAGCCGAAGAGGGACGAAAGGCAGCGGCAAAGCATAAGCTTGTAACAGCGTTGGGGGACGTAAGTGACATAGAAAGAACAGCCTCGGCGGGTGCGCGTAGGAAGATGACCGCCTATTCTGATGCCGCAGAGAAAAGTGGTCTGAAAAAACAAACCAAAAATCATTTAAAGGTTGCGATGGCTGAAAGGAAAAGACTAAAGTCAGCGGGTAGGGATTTACAGGAGGGAATCGATAGGCAGCAGGGATTAAAAAAGGCGTTCACTCAACAATACTCAGAGGCCAAAGTAAGACTGAAGCAGGCAGCAGCCGAGTCGAGGCTAGAGGCAGAGACAAACTTTACAAACATAAATAATCAAATAAATGAACTACGTTCAGAAGATCCGGGGCAACCAATATTTGGTAGCTCTTGGGGAATAGCCGCCGCCCTAATGGGTTCACTTCGTCAAGGGTTGTTTGGTGGGGACAACAATGCCATGAAAATGATGAACAAGATGGTCGAGCAGGCAGCGAAGCAGCAGATGGCAAATATAAAAAACCTTCAAGGGCAAGGCACATCAGCAGGAAAGTTGATTGACAGTATTATAAAAGGAGCGTCTAGTGACCAAAAGTTATTGTCTGACCTCTATAAGGCTAACCTTAAGGATGTTAAGGATTCAATGGCTAATCTTATACAGCAATATAATATTAAAATAAACCAAAACGAAGACTTAACACTTAGCACTGCATTTCAAAAGATCACAGAGAAAACTGTTGACGCAGACACCAAGGCAAACAGTAGTTATGGCAGCGCATTGATTGATTTGGCAGCGGTCAAGGCTAGTGCCGCAGAACTAACTCAAGGTGCATATGCACAAATGGCATCGGATACGGCCCCGCTTGCCCCAACTAAAGCGGAAATAGGGAATGGTAAAACTCTTAAAGAGAATGTAGTTGGTGCAGTCCGTAGTCTTAAAATGTATTCGGGTATAATAGCATCTTTTCAGGACCTTATTCAGAAAGATGAAAATGGCAACAACATACCGAGGGGTACTTGGGAGAGGTTCAAGGCTCAGGGGTCTGCGTACTTGCCATCATTTATTCGTAGCGTGGGTGGGTCAGAGGCAATGTTCCTTAAGGCACAAATGAATGCAGCCATCTTTGCTGAAATACAGAAAACACAAACAAAGATTTCTGATGCAGATTTCAAGGCATTTGAAAATTATGTACCTGATGGCGGGGCAAGCGACGAAGCTTTTGCCGATAGAATGGAGAGGCTCACGGGCGATTCCGTGAAGCTTATAAGGGATTCAATGACTTCTGCCGCCAACATAAGAATATATCCTAGCAACCACGGTATAGTTCAGGTGTTATCGGCAATGCCCGCAGCAGATATTTATAGGGATGACCCTGTTCTCGCAGGAACTCTTGATGTACTTAGGGAAGATTTAGTGATGTTGTCTAGCGAGGCGTTGGTCGGTGGCGGCCCGGGAACTTTACAGTTTGGAACTACCCCTTCAGCTTCGGAGGTTTATAAATATGAGGCCCCGCCACGAGAGAAGAAGAGAACTTGGGGCGAGGCTGTTGGACAAGGCATAGACGCTGTTACCTCTTATTTAAGAACGAAAGAACAACCATAAAATATGTCTGATTCCAAGTCATACACCGAAGATCCTCTCATGTCTCACCCCGATGACTATCCCGAGTCGGAGCCGGAAAGACAACAGGAAGGGATTGACTATGGGGAGAACCCGAGTGGCAAGATAATACCCGACTCAGGGAAGTTGGATATATCTCAGCTTGACGCTTGGATGGAACAGCAAAAGATGGACGATGACCTTGTTACTAGCAGTGACCTGTCCTACTTGCAGATGCTGTCCGTAGACCCCGAGGGCAAGACATATGACCTCGACCCCGAAACAGGGAGACTTACAAAAAAAGAAGAGGAAAGCCGTTTCAGAAAGTATATTCGCAGGCATGGACGGTCAGGGCGCGGTCCCACCACGGTAGACGGTCAGAGCATAGGGGCTGTGTCGATCGAGCCGGACTCCCCCGAGCCAAAGATGGACCGAAGCACGGAGCTTCAGGTCTACAACAGGCTAAAGAATAAGTATCCCGGTGTTGGCAGCAAGAAGCTTGCTCATCTACTCGGTGTCGTTGAGGCGGTTGACCCATTTGGTTTCGCTGACATGTTAGCGGCAGCAACGAGTAATGACTTGCGTGAGGAGTTACAATATCTAAAAGAAAAACATCCGTGGAGAGTCCACGGGACCGAGGTGGTGGGGGCTTTAGGTGGGGGTGTCTTACTAAAGGGAGGAGGATGGATACTCAAAAAGGCTTTGGGGGAGGCGGCATTTAAGAAATTTATGTCATCGAAGGCTCTTCGGGCTGCCATTAAGACTAAGAAGGTTCTTTCGCTAGAGCATGAGGTTATCTCTAACTTGGGCGCGAGGGCAACAGCGCGTGTTGGAAAAACGGGGGTTGGTAAAAAACTTATTAGCATAGAGGAAGCGAACAAGTTTATTGGTCCCAAGTTGCAGGCCGATGCTACCGTTCTTGGCCCTGCGAAGGCTGCTATTGCAAGTGCCTTTAGGATGGGGCCGGAGAGGGGTGTCGCCGCAGGTGCTTATGCGGTTGGTCAAGCAAACAAGATGCATTCTCTTTCTGAGAACAAGGAGCTTGATGTAGAGCTACTCGTCGATTCAACCATCATAGGTACTGCCTTTTCGACTATACTTGCTCTTGCCCCCGGTGGTATTTCACAAGCATATAGCCTCTTGGGTGGATTAAACAAACAGAGGGCTGCACTGCAAAATGGAGTGAAGGAATTTATTGTTAAGCATAGTGCGTTCTCAGGAAAAAACAAGGAGTTTTGGATTCCGAACAGGGGAGATAGATCTCTACTTCAAATATTGACCAATGGTAAGGCGGCAGGGTTCATAATAGATAAGGGTAAGAAGGCTCCTAAAGTTATGGAGAGAGTGCATAGTCTCACTCACGGGGAAAGGTTTAAGGAAATTGTCGGTTCTATGAAGGAGAACTCCATTGAACCCATAAGCGATCTTATTGGTTCTAAGCTAAAGACAGTAAAAGACAAGATGAATTACGTAATGGATGCATTGGAGAAAATGAGGGATGATGTCACTGACTTCATAGATATTCACTTTAAGCCTGCTATCGACAAAGACTTCGCTATTGCGGGTTCCAACCTAAAAAAGGCACAGGAACAACATGCTTTGGGTACAAGATCTACAAGAATTAAAGAAACAGCAGAGCGTGAACTTGGCGAACTTCTAGATGACGCTAGGCTTGCGAGTCTCGACAAGCAGGCAGCGAAAAGGAGTGCGCGTAAACACGCCGAAGGAAAGGCATCGCGCCTGAAGGAGATGAAGGAGGAACTCAGGGCAAAGAAGCTAGAGCGCAAAGCGACCAAGCTAGAGGCAGAGGACGAGGCCGATCTTATCACAGCAACAATACTAAACATACAAAAGATAGCCCTGACAGGCAAATGGACCCCTGAAAAAGCAAGTGCAATGGGTGAAATAGTAAAGGGATACAACGTACCGAGGGAAGTGTTGGATAGGTTTTTTGAAGGGGTAAGAAAGCTACCGGGCAAGGAAAGTTATAACTTTAAAGTATTAAAGGAGGGTGCTTCTGACGAACTCGCTGAGTGGTTAACAAAATTACTGAAGAACACTCGGGACACTGTAAAGAATGAAGTAAAAATATTAGTGAACAGCAGTATGGTGTCGGAGCTTGGGGACGAAGCAGCCATCTTAGCAGCGAACAAACTAGACGCACCGACAGGAAAGCAGGCGAGTGAAGATCTAGACTCGTGGATAGCGTACTTAAAAGAGAGTATATGGAGCAGGCGCAACACCATAAGAACAGCCAAGGAGATGGAGAAAGCATCATCAAAGCCAATAGACACTCGGCTTCCGAGATCAAGGGATTCAGGCTTGGTAAAAATGAATGACGTTGCAGACGATGTCAACAGGGCTAAGATTGTGATGCTCACTCCCATAGCAAGGAAACAGGCAGAAGCTACAGCGAAAAAGATAGATGGAATAAAGAAACAGCTTGCTGACGGAAAAGGCAACAAGGAGAAGCTGCACGATGAGTTAGAGAGCCTCTTGGACGCGCCTTCCGCAAAAAGCAATGGTGACACTATTCCAATGAAAGATTGGGGCTTAAATACACTGTTGGATTTCAAGGGTACCACGGCCTCGGGCGTTATTATGGAAAAGAACATATTCAATGCTATGTTTCTTAAGGGTGGCACCCGTTCTGCGGAGAGGGACGATCTTCAGTCGCTTATAGGGATTCTGAGGGATAAGGGAGATAACGTATCCTATGGTGATGCGGAAAAGTTTAAAAAAGAACTTTTTGATTATGGCTACGCCGACAAAAGCAATCTAAACGAGGGGTACATACAAGTTGCACATATAGTTAAGGACCATATAATAAGAGGGGGCAAACGCGCCATCGATATACTAGTTAAAGGCAAAGAGTTATCCCCTAAAGAAGCATCCAAAATGAAAAGGACAATAGTTGAAGCGAACAGTGATTTGAATATTCTTATCCCTATAAGAAACATCGTGGCAGAAGAAGCCGCCCGCGAAGGTGTCAAGGTAGCGGGGAAAACATTGAAGCTACACGTAATGGATATACCCTTGGGTTTTGTTGACCCTATGTTGCCTGTTTATAGATTGGCTATCTCGTCAGCAATTAATCTTACAAACAAGCAAAAAGTCATACCAAGAATGTATCTTGCAGGCGCGGATGGCCTAAAGGCTGCGGAGAAATATGGTACAGAGTTATATGCGTTCATGGGAGACAATTTAAGAAAGGCTGCATCTCTTTCAGAGGAGGCAGCTAAGGCACTCGCTGACAGCAAGATTCCTTCTAGGGGTATAATTGTGGCAAAGTCTGTGGTCAATCGTGGCGAGGACGAGGTATATAAGGGTGATGTGCTTCATAATAAGCCTGTCAATTATGCAGACACAGAGAGAAAAAAACTAAAAAACTATACGGAGATGTATAAAGAGATAAAGGGTAAGTTAGCTGTCCCTGAGAAAACTAGGGAGGAAATCCTCTCTAGTCTAGGTGCTATATCTGATTATGACGAAACAGCAGCCCAAGGGATTGCTCAAAGGGTTATGAGCGACCTGCGATATATATCGGATAACATACTAACAAAGGAGACTGCACACCTGACGGGTGAGCCATTGCCTAGCGGAACAGATATAGACAATGTTATGAATGCGATGAACCTTTTGTTTTGGTACAAGGGTGGTGACCCATCCCGATATATACGTGACCATATAAAGAATGCCACCTTGGACTCAAAAACAGCCAAGATATTTAGAGATCTCCGACCGCAAGAATATATCGAAATGGTGAAGGGGTTCGCTGTTACGTTGGCAGAATTCAAGAAGAAAAACATAGAGCCTGATTATGATGTTCAGTTGGCTCTGTCTAACCTTGTACCCGAGTTTGATTTTAGTAGTCCGGGGCTAGGCATCCTTACCGGGGGGGTTCAGGAGATCGCCCATGCACCGAGCAAGGATCAAGGCGGGGATATGAAGATAAAGACTCACATAGGGGATCGTGCTGAGTCAGATACTCAGTCATTAGAGAACAGGAAGAGCAAGTGGAAATGAATGGAATAGATATAAGTACGTGGTTATCGGGTGGAGTCAAGGCATTGGCATTGACAATGAGCTTCATTGCCCTCTCGGCGGTTGCGGGACCATGCAGTACGAGTTATAACTTTATGAAAAAAGAAGAGGCAAACGCTATCCACTTGGAACTGAGGAAGGAAGCTAGTAGTATAGACAAGCGATTAGGGATTATTGACTCCAAGCAGGAAGCGATGCATGAGGACCTCAAAACACTGTTAAATCATATGCTAAGGAGCAAGAAACATGATCATTGAATATAGCATTGGAGACACTGCTCCTGCAATTGACATTGAGATAGACAACTTCGACCTCACCGCAGACCCGGCAACCACAGTAGAAGTAGCCATCGGCATGACGGCAGGGAACAAGCTGATCGACCTCGCCATTACTAGTGCCACAACTGCGGCGGGTAACCCCGGCCCAACAACATTCGACGAGGCGGGCAAGTTTCCCGCTGAAATAATTGTAACCACAAGTGCTATAGTTGAAACATTCCGTGGATTCTATGTGCGCGTTTACGAGAGCCTAGCACCATAATGCCGACATTCAAGCTGACATCAGGTGATAAGACCCTAAAGCTTACTACCGGGACAAAGAAGTTTCGCATAAGAACCGTGGACCTCTTCGGCATCAACGAGGGTGGTGCTCCTATCGGCGCGGCAGGTGGTGACTTAAGCGGCACCTACCCTGACCCCAACGTGTCGGGCATGAAGGAAACGGGCGCAGGAACGAACCTAGTCATTGGCGCTATCGCGGATGGTGAAACCCTCATAAGGAGTGGTGGGGATATTGTTGGCTCACCGGGGACCCCTCCGGGTGGCTCGGCGGGTGGAGATCTTAGCGGCACCTATCCTAACCCGTCAGTTGTTGCCATGACCGAATCGTCAGGCCCCGCCTCGCTGCCTATAGGGGCCATAGGTGATGACAACGATGTACTCGTTCGTTCAGGTACGGACATCGTGGGTGTGCATGAGCTTAAGGACATAAGCAAGATACAGGGTGGTGCGGCAGCTAGTTTTCGAGGTATGACCTTCGATTCCACCACGGGTTCAGTAGACATACTCCACGGATCTGCCATGTTAACCCCGCCTGAAGGCAGGCACATGCTGTCCCTGACAAATAGGGCAGATGGAGGACTCAACTCAGAGCGAAAAATAATCTTCACATCCGATGTTGCCTCCACCCTAACCTATGATGTAACAAACGAGACTAGCACTGCTAGTTATAACACTGATATCAGTCGCGTTGCAGTAGATAGAACACTCTCATTCGGAGGCACTGAAATGCTAAGAATGACGAGTGGTGACGATATGGCAAAATTCAGGCACGCCGCCCCTCCCGGCCCGACTACTAGTGACGGATGCAACGTCATCCTAGAACATACTACTAATCTCGGGGTCGTAGACTCCGTTCTCAGAATTACATCTGCGCGTTCCTTTGTTCCTTTTAACAGCGCTTTTAGCGAGATCATGGCAGCAACGAACGACTCTAGGCTTTTTCTTGGTGCGAACAATACCCAATGGGCTTGTATTTTAGATTCAAGTCACGCAATGACAATGCGTGTTGGGGAGGAACTAGAACCCCAAGTCGCGCCTTGGACTCTAGAGGTCGCGCCTGAGTCGCTTAACCGTGGCATAAGGATTTTCGAGGCAAGAAACAGGTCCGTGTTGGCTTTTAGTGCAGAAGTCAAGGGAGCATTAGGGCAATATGTTTGGCCCGACACTACAGCAGGTGGTACAATCCCACAGTCCACGGGACCGTTCACTGCAAGATGCTCGGTCATTGGGCTATTCCCTGAAACCGCATTGGGGGTTCCTTTAGACAGAGATCTCATAATAACTGCATCAGGAAACATGGTTCCCTCATTCAACGATGCCATCAAACTCAAGCACGATGGCGGCATAGATATTTGGGGGGACACTGAGTTCTTCGACACCGTAACAGCGGCTTCATTCGTTGGTCCTGTAACGGGTGACATAACGGGCAACCTTACAGGAAATGTAACGGGTGACGTAACAGGAGATCTTACAGGAAATGTAACAGGTGACGTAACAGGTGACGTAACAGGAAACCTTACAGGAAATGTAACGGGTGACGTAACAGGTAATGTAACAGGTGACCTGACGGGAGATGTGACAGGCAACCTTACAGGTGATGTAACGGGCAATGTAACGGGTAATGTAACAGGTGACGTAACAGGTGATCTATGGGGCAGCGTGTATGCTACTGACGGTAGCGGCCCCGTTCTCACCTCGCCTGCAACCACACCGGGTAACGTTGCCATTAATGCCTTGGGTGCTACGGGCATAATAGAGTTGAACACCAACTCTGCATTGGCTATGAACATAAATAGCTCTCAGGATATAACAATGCAGGGCAACCTTGTTGTTAACAATAGTGCAACATCAGCGGGCAGCATATACATAGGGTCAGCAAGTTCATCGCCGGGTAATAAAGTTCTAAACTTTGTGGCAGGAGGAGGCTTACAACCTATTGAGGCTAGAGTATGGAGGCAACCGGGATTAGTTGGGGACACACCTTCATACAGTACGGGAGAATTTATAATTTCTCATCAAGGAAGTACGGGTCCATTAAAAATAGAAACCGTACCGGGCGCAGGGGCCTATGCATTAGCGGGGGCAATAGAACTTCACACCAACGCTACAAAGGCTCTTTCGATTGACACCAATCAAATTGTCACGGTAAGGCCCGATGATGCCACGGGTACAGGTGCGCTTTTTGCGTTGGGTATGGGGAGGACCGTATCAAGTGCTAAATCTACTATAATGTTTATATCTGAACCCGCTCTAGGGGCAGGAGCGTTTAGCGCCAAGATAGAGAGGGATGCGGGTTCGACAGGGGAACTGCAAATAAAGCAGGAGGGTACAGGCAGTGTCTATATAGATAACAACAGCGCGACTGCCATACTCATAGACCAATATCAAAATATAACATGCGGTAGTTCAGAGTCTAGTTCCCTTAAGGCGAAGGGTGACCTTCTCATTGGAGAATCTGCCACTACAACAACACCCGCCATATCTATCGGGCAAGCTAGAACAGGTGATGGTGGTACTCTATTAAGAATGTATCCCAACCAAACAGGTGGACCTAGCACCTCACTATATTCAGGTCCGACTCTGACCTGCGGAATAGGAACACTGCCCGTGGACCTGCCCGCAGGGAGCGTGGATAATGCGACAATATTGGCACATGATTGTGCGAATGCACTAGACCCACTTGTCTTGTGTGCCTACAACACATCGGGCGCGGGCGGTTCGGCTTCGATGTTCTTTGGAAGCAACGCTGCCGATGGAGATGTGCATAGAATGCTCACCCTGTGGTCTGACATAGGTACGGGTTCCAAAAAGTATGTTGAGGTGGGGGATGGGAGCAGATTAGATGATGCAGAATTAGTTTTTTCAGCGAAGGACGAGGAACCTTCGGGCCTTAGCACATTCCAAAGCTTAGTATGTAATAACAGTATAATTGCAACGGGATTCTTCACACCCGATGCCCTCGCTGTACCTTGGTCAACAGTTGATGTTGCCGATGATCACTACAATATCGACGAAGTGGCTATGGCTTTAAGTGGCAACTCATACCAAGGTATAGGGTATTATACCATTTGGTTGGACGAGGCAGTAGACGACACAGTTTCAATTCAGGCAACTGTCAATTCTATTATATCAAATTTGGCTTATCCAACAATAAATGCGATTACAAATGTTACGGCATGGAGGGACGCTGCCAACGGGAAAAAAATATGGGTTACACTAGGCTCGGTAAGCGCGACCAATGCGTGGTACTTTGACCTGCCCTTCAGCATAACCATCATCGGCATTCAAACATAATTGATAAACAACAAAGGAATAAACAATGGCAACAACATCATTTAGAGCAAACGTAGGCATCAGAGCACAGGAAACATTTTCTGACCCACCTGTCGCAATCCCGTTGGTAACAGAGGCACAGAACTTCGTGGGTGCAGAAGGTGTTACTATCTTTTGCTTGTCCACCTATGCAGGTGTGCTGACGGTCAACTATATAGACCTCGAAGGGAGCGCAAGCGTTCTTCACGAGGAAACTATTGTGGCCGATGACCTCAAGGTGGTAAACTTAAGCTTCAGGGTGCCGAGCTTTTCGGTATCTTTTTTGCCGGACGCAGGCGCATCAAGCGACACCATCACGGTAGAAGCCTACACCTATTAGGAGGAGTCATGTCAGAAGGTAGAGTTATAACATTAGGTGACTTGGGACAAGAGTTCACAGGTTCCTTGAGAATAAGAGCGGCGCATGGGCCTAGTGCGGGTGACCCCTACAACATGAAGCCGATCATCGAATTTAAACGGCATTGGCCTTCTGTCGAAAATGCTTGGAGCCTGTGGTTATACAATAACAAGAACATGATTTTGTGTGCGGAGCAGTCACCCTCCCCCGGATACTTTGCCGTTACAGGGGAGTTCCCTTGGGGTGGTCAGGCACTTCACGTAAAAACCAACGGTTCCAAGGTTGGCTGTGGAACAAACTTGCCCGGAAGTAGGTGGTCCGTTAATGGTGAAGCCACAATCGGTGGGTATAC